TTTGGTAAATAAGTCGGTTGGCAAGTCTAGAGCACGCATCGTATCTAGGTTCCAATTCCCATCTTTCCTGAGTTGTTGGATATGCGCCTCTAGTGCTGTCCGCTCTTTTGCACCTATCGTATCCTTCCTTACTCGCTCTAATGCTGTAAGTTTTGAGGGATCAAGACCAGTGCTCAGTGCCCAAGCTTTGATTGCCTCAAATTCTGCTTTATCAATTACCCCATCATCATCAACACCAGCAGCGTTAGCCCTTGTTAGGATTTCATTGTTAGCATCTTCGATTGCATTTGCTTGACGTTGCCGTAGCCGTTGAGCGTTGCGTGTATACTTAGTATCGATAGCTTGTACTAACTGAGCTACTTCATCTGTCCCACCAAATGCTTGGAAAAAGGTCTTATCTCCACCTTCATAGTCGATTAGTTTTGTCTTCAGGATTGAACTAACTTCAGTCCCTGAAAGAGCTCCAGTTTGTAGACTATTTTTTAACCATTTGACAAGTGACTTTCTTGAGTTGGGGTTGTTTTTCAACATTGACATTAAGCCGTTTGCACCTCCACCACCCCTATAGGTGTTGTCGAATGCTTGTCCCAGCTTAACTTCTACATTAGATAGATTTTCCTGCCCCTCTTGTTGAGTTGCTTCTATAATCTTTCTATTTAAGGCACTTCTTAGTTTGCCATTAATAGTAGTCTCTAGAAACTCTGGTGTAAATTGTCTGCCAGATCCATCACCTAAACCTCCTGTATACGTGTCAAACAACGTATTGTAAATAGTTTTGAGTTCTGTGCCTGATGCGGTGGGGTTTGCTGCTTTCGCTTCTACCAAGGCTAGCTCAAAACCTTCTAAAGAGTTCCTTGCAACAGCCTTGTTATCAACCCAAGCAAGTGATCCACTATCTTTGTATACCTTTTGGTAGATAGCATTAATGTCTTCGTCTGACGCTCCACTAGCTTTTAGATCAATAATTGCCTGACTCTGCATAAAAGCAGATTCTGTAAGGTTATTGTCTAATGCTTGGATTTCACGTAATTGGGCTCCATCTAATCCAGTCCTTGCAATTAATGCGCTGTATGCTTGACGGCGTTTGTTAATGCCATCATTAATTACGTCAGAACCAAGTTTAAATGCAGTTTTAGAGAAATTCTCTAATCCTTTTAGACCTTCTAAACGTTGTTTGGATCTTGTTTCTTCATTAGCAATTTGTGTTTGATAGTCAAGAGCAATTGATTCCCTTAGCCTTTCACGGCTATCGGTCTCAGTTTCAAAGTTCATCTCACGAACTTTTTGCTCTTCCCCTTGTGCAAATTGTTGTGCTCTAAAGTAAAGCTCTTGTTGACTCTCCAAGAAAGATTGGTTCTCTTTCATCGCCTGAGACGTGTCATTCATCGTGTTGATGATGTCACGCTGCTTCTTATCGTTAGTTTTTAACTGCCCAGCACCGAAGCTACCGGGCTGCGCCATTGTTCTGTATTTAGACATAGTTTATAAGGAGCCTAAGAATGAACCCCAATTCATACCTGCAGTAGAAAATGCTCCCGCACCAGCAGCTGCACTCGCTACATTTACGACATCACCTGCTAGTGCCAGCCATGGGTTAGTAGTTTGTGCTACTACCTCTCCAGGTTTTGGTGGCCTTCTAGGCTTAAGAATGTCTTGGTATTCAGCCCTTGGCAGAACAAGTGGTTTTGGAATTGGTGGTAAAGCAGTTGGCTTTGTCATGATGTTTGCCATGGCATTCATATCAGCTTGCACTTGATCCTGTAGGAACTTAGTTCTTACTGCTTTATCGTTAAAGATAATGTTCTCTTCTGTTGCCTTAATCATTGCTCGATCAAGATATAGCTGTTCACGTAATTTAGTTACATCTAAATCCATACCTTGTTCATTAAATAACATCTGCTGTACGATGTTTGCCTGCCTTGCACCAGATTCAGCCATCAAGCCGATGACAGCCTTTGTTGAAGATCGTCCTAAGCTTCCCCTGGCTTGCTGAGTACCTTTTGCTTTTAGTGCCGCTATTCGTTCTTGTTGTACGTTGGCAGCACCTTGTGCACGTTCTGATTTACGTTTGACACTCAGCCCCATTGTGGCCATACCAAAGTCTTGGAGTGTTTGTTGTTTATCAAACATCAACCCAGTCAGCTGTTCACTTAATGCACGATCTTGCTGAGTGCTTGCAGTCTTTGTAGCCATGGCATTGAAATCTACCTGTTCAGCTGCCTGGCTAATTGAGGTTGACCATGCATTGAATTTTTCAGTTTCTTGATAATTCCGCATTGCCATTGCGGAGTCATATTGCTGAATAGACAGTGCCTCTTGGAACTGAGTATTTCTCTCATTATTCCGTTTGGTTATTTCTAGACCTTCTTTTTTAAACTTATAGGCACGATCGGCTTCTTCATTGCTGAAGTTCCACATGTCTTCGTTGTATTCATTCTGTCTATCTGCAGCCTTTTCTGCCTGCCTATTCTTTTCCTGTGCTTGAAAAAATCCTAAAATCATACTTATACTCTCTTATAGAATCGTGGTGTGTAGTTGCCTTCCCACATCATTGCGTTTAATGCAACTGGAAATGGTGTGTTGTTAAACAGCCTCAGTTTGAAATTTTCTGTACGCTGATGTACAGGTATTGTAAATATAGTTTCATTCTGAAGTGGTACATCATTTGCTAAGTATTGATTGGCTTCAATTACCGGTTGTGTACTAAACCATTCGTCGATGTATAGGACGATGGTTGAGTTTGCTGTAGGTGCAGAATTAAATACAATTGTTGTGTCGTCAGTAAAACTAAAGGTATCTGTGACGATTCCATTTATCTTTACTCTGACATCTGACCTGTCACTATAGTTCAGGTCTTTTATGTTGAATTTGTATGTTGTAGTACTACCGTCACCAGTAAATGAAATACTGTATGGTTGCCTTCCTTTTTGAGTAACTTTAAAACTCATAACACCAGACAATCCTACTGAGAATTTCATACGTGCAATCGTTAGGTTTGCCGTAAAATCTGTCTCTTGATCTCGCCTAAAGTAAGTTGTTGGTAGGTGTATATCGAAGTTATATTTAAAACCTACTACAACGTCATTGGCTACGCCTGTAAGGTCTTTGCCTTGGACAATGAAGTGTGGTCCAGTGGCATCTGTTCCCCGGCTTGGTGTAACAGTAAAGCCTGATTCCACAAATGTGCCTGTACTTGTATTACCTGCAATTACTATCACAGGTGTTAGTTCACTTACATCGTTATAAGGTAAGTAGCATTTTGATTGTTTAGTCGTCGAATCATATACAACACTGCTTGCTGTTGCATATAGATCCACACAAGGATTCACCTTCTGTCCAGCATTATTGACAATAATTGCTTGTTCAGGGCTTTGGCTTAATGCAGCTTTGCTCAGTGTAAATTGACCACCTTGCTTAGTTACTGCATACATGTCATCAGATTCAATCGTGATGAACTGCGTTGTGCCTGGCATACTCCAATTGACCCAAGCTTGCATCAAGTTTTTTTCACCGTTGTTGTAATAACGGAATATGTATGCCTGATTAGAATCCTGAGCTGCCATTGCAATCATTGAATTCTGTGGACTTGAAATCAACTGATCAATACCTGGCGCAATCCACTCTTTCACGACACGAGATAAATCAAGAACTTGTGGATTCTCTTGCTGACCACGAGTAATCAAACTAAAGCATCTTGTATAGCCAGGTGTCTTACTGATGAAGTTGATTTGTGTTCCAACGTCTACAGGGTCAACTGTACTGTCCATTTCATAGTTTGATATGGTTCTGATAGTCGCTAATGCTGGAGTCAATACACCACTATCTGAGAACAAAACAAACTGCTGGTTCTGTGAAAACAGAATAATACCTTGTGCAGTTGGTAGTACTGCATGTAGAGATGTTGATTTGACTGATGAACAGCTAATATCGATTGGGTCATCATCTACTACAGTCTGTGCTGTTGTAAAGTAGAAATTAAAGAAATCTCCACTTCGACTCATCGATACATTATCCTTTGATAAAAACCCAAGTCTATTGTTATGAAAGAATCCACCAGTAATTTTTTCGTTTATAAAGCTAGGATGACTATTGCTATCATTATCACCTACTAACCTGTTGTTAAATGAAATCTTTTTAAACGTAAAATTGTTCGTTGACGTATTGATTAATTCGTGTGGCATGGTTGTGTTATCCAAACCTGCTGACACGTTACTAATTGTTCCGTTTTCATTCTTTTGATACGGTGCTCTTGTTTCTTCCCAGTAACCACGACCACTTGTTCCGTTATCTGCTTTAAATGCAGCGTAATAGTCATCAGCAAATGTGTCAGTATTTAGTACTCTTACTGTGTGTCCGTTAAACGACTCAGCTGGTAGTACACCTACGCTGGCTACTTCATCTTGAAATGCTTCCAAGAATACGTTTGTCAAACCACCTTTTGCTTCTAGTGTAAAAGCGGTAGCTGTTCCTGATACCACACGTTGGATGCGTAGACTGGTTTTACCTACCTTTGAGACTGTCCACGTACCTGTAAAGTCAGCATCATTTGCAGCTTGTCTAGCAGTAATTTTTGCTTCAATAGCATCCTTTAAGTTGTGACCTGCTTTGTCAGTTAAAATATCATCAAACGATGAATCATTTATGTGGGACGTTACATTAATTGTTTCACCCTGAAGCGTTACTGTATACAGTGTTTCTGGAATAGCTCCTGTTAAAACAAGCGTACCTTGTGCATTAGGTGTCCCAGCTACCGCTGCTATTTCTTGTACGTTGACGCTATTATTAATTACAATAGTAGTGTCTTGTACGGTTAGTAGTTTTAAATTATCCTTAGTTGGTGAAGATAGTGATAGGTATGCCTGTGCTCCTGTCTCATAAGTGATAGTACAAGCAACACCTGTAATCACATTCCAGATGTATAAAGCGCCACCTTTAATACAACCTACATATTTTTCTGTACTTTCTCTGTTGATATAAAACCACCTTGCATCATCTAAGTTTGTCCCTAAATTTGCAATGTGCTTAAAGCCTGGCCTCTTTGTTAATCCATAGGTGGCATCAGGGAATGCGTTATAGCACTCACGGACCTGACCGGCCATCATCTTGTCATCTGATTGTCTAGATACTCCGCCTAGGTAGCTTGAGATCCGTTGAGTAACTGCTGGCATTTATCGATAAAGTGCGTTGTAAGGTTGATAGCTGGTGTAAGTATTTGTTTCACCAGGGTGTCCGAAGAATGTGTAATCACCTTGGTTACATTCGTATTCCATTGCCATGGCTCTTGCAAACGCTTCTTTCTGTTGAAGCATTTGATATTGATTTGAATCTCCAACAATCCTGCTGGATACAGTTGCGGCAGTCCGGTTTACGATGAAGTCTGCAATAGGTTTTGGGATGTCTACCCAATCAAATAACCATGTGATGTCACATAGTACTGGCTTTGTGAATGTATAACTATGACTCGCCTTGTCATATAGTTTTCCATTCCTGCGTACAACATCCTTTGTTGCATTGTTAGAATTTTTGGTAAGGTCTAATTGCAGAATGTTATTAGCAATTAGTATTTCACCATTGTTGTCAGGAGCCATTTCATAATGACCTTCCTTATTGAATGTCCATCCTTCCGCCTGTACTTCCCGCGAGACTTCTAACAAAGTCTGGTAAGCAATCGCAACGTCCGGGTTGGTTTGATCGAGAGTAGTCACAGGCGCTTGACCACATGACTGTAGAATTTGATTTACAGCTGGAAGCTCTAACTGAGCATTAGTGGTTGGATAAGCCATATATTTTTTTAAGGTAAAAAAAAGGGCCTCCGAAGAGACCCCAATAAAGTATTTAAATCAGAATGCAGAAGGAGCTGTAGCACCGACATACAGCTCAACGGCTGCAGCGGGGTTCAGATAATCTGCGCCCATAGCCAAGCGACCGAGGATAACGTCACCCTGATAAATCACGGAGACATCACCAGAGGTGACTTGGACTTGAGGACCGATTGCTTCGACACAAGCGGCTGCTTCACGTTGGAAGATAAGACCAGCAGACACTGCACCGAATTCGGAAGCTGTGCCGTAGTCATTGTTGATACCAGTGGTAGCTGCAGAAGCATCTTCCAGTGCTGGACCGATGAAGTCACCGGTATTGCCAGGAGAAGTTTGACCAGTTGTACCGGCATACTTGGTGCCGTACTTGCCAAGGAACGGGATGTTCATTGACTTGTAGATGTGAATACCAGCAATCTCGATAACGCCGTTGCCGCCTTGCAGAGCAGTGCCCTGAGCGTCACGGTTTACAAGACCATTGGAACCAACAGCTTGGATCAATTCGTAGTACTGACGAGGGTTCAGGACAGCACAGCGGCCATCGCTAGAAATTCCCTTCTCGTCCATTGCAGCAGCTGCGTCATAGAAAGCAGCAACCAATGCGGTAGAGGAGAAAGCATCAGATTCGTTGGTAGAAGAACCAACACGGATCTGTGTACCACCAGGCTCAACGAAGTTCGTTGCACTTACTGGGGATGCTGCACGAGCACCACGAGCAATTGCACGGAAGATCAAGCGGTCATACTTTTCTGCCAAGGCGTAGCCGATTTTGCGGCTGATCTCCGACCTCAAATCGTAGTGACTAAGTGTCTCGTCAAGGTCGTATACGAATGCTGAACTGATCAGCAAGTCGTCAACCGTGACGGTCTTCTCTGCCACAGGAGGTGCACCGTCGGAGTTACCTAGGATTGCATTTCCGGGTGTGTGATACTCAGCCGTGGTACGACCGGTATAGATGAACTGCAATGACTTGCCGTTCTTAAGTGTACGCTTCATCACAAGATCGCGAGCGATTGCATTGTGCTGGAAGCCTTTGAACATCTCACCACTGAAAAGCTTGAGATACAAAGCTCGCTTATCACCGGAAAGATTAGATTGACCTAGATTAACCAGATTGGTTGTCAGGTCTGAAGACTGATGTGCCATTGTTAAATAGAGAGTTAATGTTAATTACGACTCTCAAAGATCTTTGAGTATATTTAGTTTTAATTTGTGGTCTATCCCACCGTCTAGACGGCTAAGGGTATCCTCCGTAGAGGGCCGAAGCCAATAGTGATGAGGGGAATTGCACCCCTCTGTAAGATCTATCTCACTTGGTGTACTTGACACCGCGATAGCAATAAGTCTTGCTTTGCACAGTAACCTCCTAAGAAGTCCACAAGCCCCGTTCCATGCTTATGGTGTCATGCGTCCCGAAGGATGAACGGACGTGTGCTTAACCGATTGCTGGTGCCACTAAGGCCACAGGTGTGGAGCTAGTTGACGCAAGATCGAGCGGGAAATTGTGTGCGTTTCTTTCGTGCATAACTTCCATTCCGAGACCTGCCCTGTTGAGGATGTCTGCCCAGGTGCTGACGACGTGTCCTTCAGAGGACTGGATTGATTGATTGAAGTTAAATCCATTTAGGTTGAACGCCATGGTGCTAACCCCAAGAGCCGTAAACCAAATTCCCACAACAGGGAAAGCAGCAAGGAAGAAATGTAAACTGCGGCTATTATTGAAAGAGGCATATTGGAAGATAAGACGACCAAAATAGCCATGAGCTGCGACAATATTATAAGTTTCTTCTTCCTGTCCAAATTTATAACCATTGTTATGACTTTCATTTTCAGTTGTTTCACGAACGAGAGAAGATGTAACAAGGCTTCCATGCATAGCTGAGAACAAGCTGCCACCAAATACACCAGCAACTCCCAACATGTGGAAGGGGTGCATGAGGATGTTGTGCTCGGCTTGGAATACCAACATATAATTAAAAGTACCGGAAATGCCAAGAGGCATAGCATCTGAAAAAGAACCCTGTCCAAAGGGATAAACAAGGAAGACAGCCGATGCCGCTGCCACGGGTGCGGAGTATGCAACAAAGATCCAAGGCCTCATTCCGAGTCGATAAGAGAGTTCCCATTCCCTACCCATGTACGAATAGATACCGATGAGGAAGTGGAACACAACCAGTTGAAATGGTCCACCGTTGTAGAGCCATTCATCCAGGGATGCGGCCTCCCACACTGGATAGAAGTGGAGTCCAATTGCATTAGAGGAAGGCACAACTGCACCACTGATGATGTTATTTCCATACATAAGAGACCCGGCTACGGGCTCACGAATTCCGTCAATGTCAACGGGTGGAGCTGCAATAAATGCAACGATGAAGCAGACAGTAGCTGCTAGTAAAGTTGGAACCATAAGGACTCCGAACCAACCAACATAAAGTCGGTTGTTAGTACTGGTTACCCAGTCACAAAAGTCATTCCAAATATTCTGTTGTCTTTGTAGCGCAATAGATGTGGTCATTAAAATAGTAGTGCATGTTTATGAAGCGATTAAACATCGCCAATGAAGCGATTAAGTAAGACCAATTTAAAGACTTGGCAGTCTAGAGCTAGGGGAGGAATTGCACCTCCCTTATTCTATTTAGCTATTTTGATTTAACACATTTGTCTTTGCCGTTTTTAGTACCCGCATAGGAGTAACCTTTCCAGCAAGCTTTACCATCTGCACCTTTGATCTTTTTTGTTGGCTTCTTTTTGTTCATTACCAAATACCAGGAATAAGTTGTCCAGTCAGTGCGTAGGCACCTAGTGCAGCAATGACTCCGAGCATCGCAAGACGCCCGTTCAATTGTTCTGCATGCTTTCCTTGATCTACTTGCATTACTTCTACCCGAGGTTCATGTGGCCAAATTTGTGTATCGTTCATTAGAAGGTGTACTTAACTCCTACTTTAGTTCCGTAATCATTTACATCATCAAAGCTTGCAGACAGCTCACCGTATACAGACACTCGTTCTGTAGCTTGAATTGAGCCACCGACTTTGCCTGTAAGCTTTGTCTCTTCAACACCATTGTCAGGTGCAAAGATAGATGGACCAGCTTGAATATAATATGAGCCAACATCATTACCACTTTCATATCCCAGGTGGAAGTCAGTCACATGTCCATTGAAGTTAGAGCCAGTAAAACCAGCGTTGTTTTCAATGTTGGCGTAAGGTCCAGCCAGTGCGGGAGTACCCAATGCAGCGGCTGACAGGATTGCGATAAATTTTTTCATTGTAAAAATAAAGGTGAATTGTTTAGAAATTAACGTTTGATTGTTCGAGCTTTGCCATTATTTCTTGGCGGTAAGCAGGGTCGCGGTCGTAGCGTGGATCTGACATTGCAGCCACTACTTCTGCTTGACTGGTGAAACCTTTAGTTGATTCAGAAGGTGCTTTACCTTGAACCAGTTTCCCTTCGACTCCTACTGAATCTCCGTAACGGTACGCCATTGCTTGCATAGCAAAATATGCAGCGTTGCGATCTCCCGAATCCATTACGGAGTCATACATATCTACTTCATTCTCTGTGAGATTATCACTAGCCCAGCGCATCATGGTTGCATACTGCTCTTCTCCGCCAACTGAATCTTTTAACAGCCTGGCTTCCTGATTAGTAATTTGTGTTGCTTCTGGTTGTGAGTTTCTGTATTCCAAATACATCTTTGCAAGGTCGCCGGGATCACTTCCCTGCAACTCTTTCAACATGCTCTCACTGATCTCTTCGCCTTGTGCTTCATTCCACAATCTTTCTAGCAATGAAGCGTCAACTGTGTCCTCTGGCTCTTCCTCCTCTGTGGATTCTTCTGTTTCCTCAGTAGATGTTTCGCTTGATT